AAGATCTTCCATACGTTCAGCTCCTTTGTCAATGTCTCCATCTCCTGCACCTCTAACAGCATCAGCTGTCATTACGAATTCATTTACACTTAATCTTGCTGGTACATCATCAGCTTTTTCTTCAGCTCCTAAGTCAACAAAGCCACCAGTATTTCTATAATCTTTTTCCATACCACCAAGGTCCATGATCCCACCTTCTTGAGCTCCGATTCGTCCGCCTTGATTCATGTACATTTGACCTACGTCTCCTTGACGATATAAATCTGCTAGTTTCATTACTTCTGTTATCCCACCTAGTCTATCTTGCATCGCAGTTTTTCTAGCATCTTCTAATGAGTTTGTTGATGGAATAGACTGACCACCTGAGTAGTATCCTGCTCTTCCACCTTGAGCAGAAGGTTTTCTTATGTCTTCCCAATAATTAATATTTACACCTTCTGTTAAACCATATTTATTTAATACTTCATGAAAATTTTCTTCAACTCCTGATGCAACTGCATCACCAATATCTTTTCTCATTTGTGAAAAACTTTGATCAAATTTTTGACTGTCAGGAATATTTAAACCAAGATCAAGAGTTTCTTCTTCACCCATTCCTATTCCTGTGAATGGAATTAAAGATGCTGCAGTCATAGCTTTCCATGGAGAAAGTTTTCCAGCTGCTCCTAAAATTCCTTTTGTTCCTTTGGTCATTATACCTTGTCCCACACCTCGGTTTCCTCCCATAGAAACGCCGCCCGGTGCTCCAACCATAAATTTTTTAAAACCAGGAAGTATGTTTCCTGGGCTAAATCCAGCAGTTCTGTTTGGTCCAAAAAAATTACCGCCTCCTAGCTTATACATTGCAGCCGCAGTTAATGCAGCTTTACCTAGATCACTTCCTAAAACTTTTTTAACTGGTCTTGTAATTTTTTTAATAATACTTCCTAAACCATATCCAGGTCTTCCACCTTCAGCCATACCGGACATAGCTTGTTGTTTAAATTGTTCAAAAGACATAGGTTGTAATCCTTGTTCTTGCATTTCAAATACGTATTTTTTATACTCTTCTACAAGTAATGGATCTTCTCCAGCAGCCATTTGCATAGGTGCTTGTGGTCCTTCATTACCTCTATATTTGATAGAAGGAGCCCCTGTTTGTAGTTCTTCTGAAATCTGTAAATCTGTTATTGCCATAATTTTGTCTAATTTAACGTTAAAGGCAGGCGTATAATTCCTGAGCATATACTTTACTATGTTTTTAACAACATAGCAAGGTCTGGCATGACTACTTTTACATCTCTTCGGATGTCTTTTTCATCGATTCCTTTAGCTTTCCACTCCTCTTCAGTCTTGTATATCTCCCCTGTTTTAAGGTTTGAGATAGTAGTAATTATTTCTTTAGGTTCAAAAACGGGTACTTCTTTACCCTCTACTAGAGTTGTTTTCATTATGATATTATCTCCTTATTAATGTTTAGATAACTAATAGCCACGTCAAAAGAATCAGAACTACTAGATTGAACAGTTAAATTTGTTCCTCCCTCCACCACCATTGGCATCGTCAATAATTCTGTCGTTACGTTAGCTGTTAAAGCAGCTGATTTAATAGCGGTTATAGAGTTGTTTATAACAGTTACCGTTGGAGTCCCTGCTGATGTTACCTTAATAGATTTAAGTATATAGGTTTCTGTACTAGCTGGAGAACTAGCTCCAAACATAGTTAATGCCGCTCCACTGGTACTATCATCTACTCCGTAAAATTTATATTGATTAACAACAGCCATTATTCCATGAAGAAAGCTTTAGCTTCTATCTCCTGTTTTAAATCTTGTTGAAAAGTAGTATTTAATTTTTCAACAATTGCGTCTAAATCTCTTACTAAAGATTGAGCTACATCTTGCCTGTATTCAGGGCTTGCTCTTGTTAATGTTTGTACTATCTTTGCCATTATTGATCATTCCAGGTAGCTTCTTTAAAACCCAGTTCTTCTAGTTTTTTTTTATTTCTAGCTATTTGTTCTTCAAAAGAAATGTTTCCCGTATAATAATCATCTTCTGTATAATAAGGCAGATCCCATGGCTGACGGTTTATTCCATATAAACCTAGTTTATTAAATCGAGACATGTCGTCATAGTTAGGAGTCTGATCTCTCCAATCAGCTCTATTGCTCCACCAATCAGCTAGTGTGTCATATTTTGGAAAATTTCTTAAAGCGTTAATACCTAAACCTACTCCAGGTAATCCCATAAACATTCCACCCAAAGCAGATAATATTCCTAGAGGATTACGTTTATATCCTCCACCTGTATCACTCGGTGTTCTTAAATTTCTATATCCTCCGCTTAATCCTAAAATTCCAGGTTGACCACTCCAAGATTGTTCGAAAAAATCTTTCTTCTCTCTTGGATCACTTAATGTTCCTACTTGTGCAGGTGTATAAGATGAAGGAGGACCTGCCATTATTCGTTCTTCACGCGGACTTCTATCTGGACTTGATGGTCTTGCTGCAGCTTCATAAGCTTTACCTGCTTCGTAGGAATCTTCATGTCCCCCTGGTCCACCTTTTTGGAATCCAAGTCTAGTTATTCCACCGTCAGCTTTTTTAATTTTGCTTCCATAAGTTTCAGTCCAGTCTCTTGCGATCTCTGGTTCGTTAGCCCATAGGTATCTTCTTTGTTCTTCAGATTTAAACGGCATTATCTTCTTCCTCCTGCATGTACATCTAACCTAAAAGTGCCCAATTTCCAATTAGAATCTACAGCTGTATTTGCTATCTTAACTGCAACAGATCTACCTCTGGCTCTACAAGATGTATAAGTGGTTGAAGATGTAATGGTAAAAGGTCCTAACGTTGAACTAGCTGCTGTTTCATTAGGAAAATCTCGCAAATTTAGTGTAACAATAGTATTACCTGCTTGAGTGATAAAGTCAGGTAAAAATCTACTAACTCTCATCATATATTCCCCATCTCCTCTGAACGTAATTCCTTGTCTTTGATCTTGAGTAATGTCAAAATCTCCAGATAATATGTTCGCTGGTATAGCACTTGTTGTTCCAATTTTAATTTGATTAGTTCCTGTTTCATGTTCATAGTAATAAGTGACTCCATCACTATTTCCTTTAACATCAAAAGAAGTATCTGTGTCGGCATCATAGTATGTTGCATGTGGTAAACCAAATATTGCTGAATCCTGCCAAGTAGTTCTAGGCCATAATGAGTTTGCATTAGTATACCATATAGGTCTATTAACTGTAGAATCTAAATAACTATAAAATACACATCTATTATTTACATTTGAATCTGATGTTGGATAGAACCACATTACTTCCCCAAATAAGTTATTAACCCCACAACATATCATTTGATTAGAAGTAGTATTAAGATCATCATAAACATAGTCTTCTACCAAACAATCTAAAGATTCTAGTTTACCAGTAAATCTAAAGAAACCATTTTCAGACATCCAATAAGCTGCTCCGTCAACTTCAACCGCTGCGTTTTTACCTATCAATCCACAGTTCGTTCCTACTTGTTCGAATGCAAAAGTAAAAGGTTGACCTACAAAACGCATGGTAAATAATGAGGTATCCGTCCATACGTAAATTGCATTTCTTCCAAGTTCAGCTCCCATGATCCGTGATCCGGCAGCCAGTCTTTGTGTACCAGCGGTATTAGTTGCGGTAGGTGTCCAAGTAGATAATGTTTCTTGAGACGAGAATCTTATAAACATATCATCTTGTGTATCAGTATCACCAATCGTTGTTTCAGTTCCAAATAAAACTAAGTGTCGATCCGGTGTTGATACAATCATATCTCTAGATGCTGTAGGTGCACCTGATATAATAGTTGCTCTAGTTGCTGTTGCATTTGATGCATCAGAATCCCATTCAAATACCGAACCATTAACAATTAATGCAATAAGTTTAGCTCCATAGTTATCTAAGGACCATAAACCTGGTTCAGCAACTTTGTCCGTGGACGCTGCTGCTTGACCCCATGCTGCATAGTCACTGGTATTAGTAACTGTTGCACCATCAGAATGAGCAGCTCT